ACCGTTTAATGCTCCCGCAATACCGCCCACTGTCCAGCGGCTTCCGATCGGCGAACGTCCAATCGTCGCGGATGCCGTATGCGTGGCGCGGCCCTAGCGGGGTTGGCGCTCTCGGGGCGGCAACGCAATCGATCGGCCCGGCGCCCTCGGCCTCGGGGCCGTCGGGTGCCGGCGCGGGCGCGCCATCCGATAGCGGCAACGATCCAGGCCCCGGCGCTCCGGGCGCGGGCGGGCCGTTCTCGGCTAACGACCCAGCGGCGTCGGCCGGCGGCGCGTCTGGGTTTAGTTTCGACGCGCCAAGCCGCGCAGATATGACCGCAAGCGCCGTTGGCGCTATGTCGAATATGGCCGGCCTCGGTGGGCCTATCTCTGGCGCCCTCGGCGCTGCGGCGGGTGTCGCCGCCGGCAACTCGGCATCAAAAGGCGCTGGTCAATTTGGCGGCGGGTTGGTGGGCGGCGCGTTTTTCGGCCCTTTCGGCTCAATGATTGGGGCTTACGTTGGCGGCAAATTCGGCAGCGGCGAATGGGGCTTCGAGGGCAAGGGTCAATTCGACCCGTTCGCGCCTGACAACATGGGCCGCGTTGGGTCCGGGCCTAACGCTACCCCTGTCGGGCCTGGCCTGACGCAAGACCCGGTAACAATTGACCCGCCCAGCCCAATCGGCCCAGGTCTTGCGGTGCCGGCGCCGCCCGACGTGACGGTGGAACCTTTAGCAGCTCCGTGGCAAGACCCGGATCTGGACCCGGATCGGGCCCCCGATGCAGCTCCGTGGCAAGACCCGGATCAGGCGCCCGATGCCCCCGCGTGGAATGATCCGGATGCCCCGTCAAATGATGATGGCGGCGGCGGCGGCGGATCCGGCGGCGGTTGCGTCGTCTGTACGACGCTCCACGATCACCGCCTCGTCGAACCGATCATCTATCGCGCCATCATGGCCTACGGCGCGCTCGTCAACGACACGACGATGCGCGGGTATCATTGGTGGGGCAAGCCGCTCGCCCGGTTCCTTGATCGATCGGCGCTCGCCCGTTGGGTGATCTCGCCCCTCGCCCGCCCCGTCGTCCGCGAACTCGCGTTCCGTGGCGGAATTGGCAAATCGACCTGGATCGGCCGGCGGCTTCTCGGCCTCGGCGAGGTCGCGTGCGCGGCCGTGGCTACGTTGCTCACCCCGAAGCAGGGGAGTTGCGAGAATTGCAAATGCCGGCTGAACTAGACGTGACGCAAGACCTGATCGGGTTCTGGGATTACTGGCGCACCGAGCGCCCGTTCATGCCCCCTGTTGACGGAAGCGTGAAGACGGGCGGCGAGTACCGGAGCGGCGAGGCGCGCCCCTCGTTCTCGGCAATCCTCTATCGCAACGGCGCGTATCAGGTCGAGCATTTGATCTACCCGCCCAACACGAGCGTGCCGGAACACCGGCACCCGGACATCGACAGCCTCGGGATTTACCTCTCCGGCGATATCGAATTCACCCTTTTCGGCAGGCCCGTCCATACCTGGGCCGAGAGCGTCCCCGATGCAACGGGTGCGCCCTCGAGCCTCGGCCGGGTTGTCCCGATCCCTCACACCGTGACCCACGGCGTCAACATTGGCCCGAAGGGCGGGTCGTTCCTGTCCGTCCAGCAATGGCTAAACGACACGCCCGTCGAGCGGGTCAGCGATAATTGGAAGGCGAAATAATGGCCGAACCCTCGCGCCTGGCCTCGGCCTTGGAGTATCTCAGCGGCTTAGATGCCGCCGTGGCTCCGAAGCTCCGCGCCGTGTCGGACGCGATCGATCCGGTGAACGTGGCGCGGCGCGCGGGATTGAATTTGCCGATGGCGCAACAGGCGGCGGAAGCCGCTCATTTTGTCGGCCCCGGCGCGGATATCGAAGGCATGGTAAACGATGCCCGCGAGGGCAACGCGGCCTTCGGGCGCGGCGATCTGTTGGGCGCTCTCGGCGGGTATGGCAGCGCGGCAATGGCTATCCCGATGATGGCGCTGCCGGGCAGCGTGAAGGATGTTAAGGCGGGCGTTAAGGCGTTGTCGAACGCGCTGCCGATGGACGAAGCAAGCCGGATGGCGAGGGCCGATGATATGTTCCCGGTTGTTGCATACAAAGGCGAAGGGCGCCCGATCGTTGGGGACGCTTACGAGGTCGGGCATCCGGGGCGCAAGGATAGCGGTTGGATGGGTGAGGGTATTTATTCAACGAACGCGCCAAGTCTCGCCAATAACTACGCTCTTATGAAGGGGGTCGGCGAGGGGGAGAATATTGTTCCTCTTCGGTTGAATCTGAAAAATCCCGTTGTCATCGACGTTGCCGAAAAACGTCGTCTTTCTGGCTTGCCTGTTGAGGAGCGAAACGCATGGTTCGCCGAACAGCAGGCCAAAGGTCACGACGGTGTAAAATTGGTTTATCCCATGTCGATTGATCGCGCGGGTGGGCCTCAAGTTGAGGAATATATGGTTCCGAACCCTAATCAAAACCGCTCTGCTTTTGCAGCCTTCGACCCCGCGAAGAAAGACAGCGCGGACCTACTCGCATCCCTACTTGCTGCCGGCGTGTTTGGAGCCGGCGTTGCCGGTTCGACCAATAAGGAACCCGAATAATGGCCGACACGTCACAGACGCCGGTAACGAAGTGGCTTTCCACGATCGCGACCTATGACAACGAGTTCAAGCGTTGGGAGCAGCGCACGACGAAGATTATCAAGCGGTATCGTGACGATAACCGTTCGCAATCGGGTTCGCACAGCGCGAAGTTCAATATCCTATGGTCGAACGTCCAAACCTTGATCCCGGCCGTTTATGCGAAGCTCCCGAAGTGCGACGTGTCGCGCCGGTTCGGCGATAACGATCAGGTCGGCCGCGTGGCCGCGCTCCTGATCGAGCGCGCCGTCGATTTCGAGATCGAGCATTATCCGGATTTCCGGGCAACAATGAAGCACGCGGTCGAGGATCGCTTTCTCGGTGGCCGTGGCGTGGCGTGGGTTCGCTACGAGCCGCACGTCCGCGCCCAAGAAACCGGCGAGCCGGAAGACGGCGTCCAGATCACCGAAGACATTGAAGACGCCGCTGAAGGCCCCATCGCCGGCGCCGCCGAAGACGGGATGCAGGACGCGACGGCCTCGCCCGACGAACCTTTAGAGGAAATCGAGTACGAGTGCGCCCCGACCGATTACGTCCATTGGAAGGACTTCGGCCATACGGTTGCGCGGACTTGGGAAGAGGTCACCGCCGTCTGGCGCTGGGTTTACATGGACAAGGACGCATTGGTCGAACGATTTGGCGAAGAGATGGCCGATCGTATCCCGATGGACGAAAGCCCCGAACCGCTGACCGGGTCGAACAAGTATCGGGAAAACAATCAGGCCAAGATCGCCGAGATATGGTGCAAGACGAGCGGAAAGGTCTACTGGATCTCGAAAGGGATGCCCGACCTGATCGACGAGCGCGAAGACCCGCTCCACCTCGAAGGGTTCTTCCCGTGCGCCTCGCCGCTTTACGCGACCACGACGAGCGATAGCCTCGTTCCGGTGCCGGACTTCGCGCTCTACCAAGACCAAGCGGCCGAACTCGACACGCTCTCCGACCGGATCGACGGCCTCGTTCACGCTCTCCGGGTTCGCGGCGTCTACGATGCCTCGCAGCCGGCGCTACAACGCCTCCTAACCGAAGGCGATAACAACACGCTGATCCCGGTCGAGACTTGGATGGCGTTCTCGGAAAAGGGCGGCTTGAAGGGGTCGATCGATCTCTTGCCGCTCGACGTGTTGGCGAACGCTCTGACGCAATGCTATCGCGCCCGCGAGGACATCAAGGCGCAGATTTACGAAATCACGGGGATCAGCGACATTATCCGGGGCCAGACGAGCGCCTCCGAGACGGCAACGGCGCAGCAGATCAAGGGCCAATACGCCGGCCTTCGGTTGCGGTCGCTCCAAGAGGAAGTCGCTCTATTCGCAACGGCGCTCCTGCGTCTCAAGGCGCAAGTGATCTGCGAGAAGTTCCAGCCGGAAACCATCTTGCAATATGCGGCCGCGCAACAGCTATCGCCCGAAGATCAAGCGATGATCCCGGCGGCGATCGATCTCCTGAAGAACGAGCCGCTTCGCAATTTCCGCATCGAAGTCGCCGCCGATAGCCTCGTTCAGATCGACGAGCAACAGAACAAGCAGGACCGGCTAGAGTTCATCTCGGCGTTCGGCGGGTTCCTCAAAGAGGCGATCCCGGCCGCGCAAGCCGCGCCGGAACTCGGGCCGATATTGGTCGAGTTGCTTAAGTTCGGCACCGGCGCCTTCAAGCAATCGCGTCAGATCGAAGGCGCGCTCGATGCCGTGCTTGAGAAGATGAACAAGGCGCAGAAAGCCCGCGAGGCCGCACCGCCGCAACCGCCCAAGCCCGACCCCGAAATGCTCAAGATGCAGCAGGCGGGCCAAATTGAAGGTGCGCGGATCCAGGCCGAGCAAGCCAAAACGCAAGCCCAAGGGCAGCTCGAGGTTATGCGCGGGCGGGCCGAGATCGCCAAGGTGAAAGCCGAGAACGAGTTAAAGCGCAGGGATCTCGTACTCCGCGAGGGCGAGTTGCGGATTAAGGAGGGCGAAGCGATCCTGCGCGCCCAGATCGAGCGCGAGAAGCTCGCGGCCAGCGAGAGGATCGAACAGCAACGCCAGAAAAGCTCCATGATGGAAAAGGAGCAAGAACTTGATCGGGTCAAAGCAAAAGACGAATTGGACGCCGCGACCAAAATACTGGTTGCTCGAATTGG